TTGGATGATTTTAAAAATGGAGGATATGAAAAATAATTTTGAATTAAAATATCAGAGGCTTCTTAAAAAATGTCTTATACATGGTATTGAAAGAAAAGACAGGACAAATGTAGGGTGTTACTCAATTTTTAATTTGTCATTAAAGTTTAAAGTAAATAAATATTTCCCGGTTATAACTGGACGTAAAATGTTTAAAAAAACCTTTAATACAGAATTTAATTGGTTTATAAATGGGGAAACCAATATAAAAAGATTTAAAGAAAATAATGTAAAAATTTGGGACAATTGGGCAAATGAAGCTGGAGAACTTGGTCCTGTATATGGTTTTCAAATGCTTAATTTTAATGGGCAAAATATAAATCAGCTTGAAAATGTTGTTAAATCAATTAAAGAAAACTCAGATAGCAGAAGGCATATTATTTCATTATGGAATCCAATACAACTAAATGAAATGGCTTTGCCACCGTGTTATTTATATTTTCAATTTTTTGTTCAAAAAAACAAACTTAATATGTTTGTATTACAAAGAAGCGGAGATATGTTTTTAGGCATACCATATGACATAGCGTTATTTACAATGATTTTATTATATGTATCAAATCAATGTAATTTAAAAGCTAATAAGGTAGAATTTAATATAATTGATGCTCACGTCTATAAAAATCAAATAGAGGCAATTAATGAATATTTATTACAGCCTATATATGATTTACCAAAATATAAATTTGAAAACAACAATATAGAATTAATTAATTACAGACACGGTAAAACTATAACATCACAAATAGCAATTTAAAATTATGAAATTAACAAACGAATTTTCAACTATTAGAGATTGGGCTGCAAATAAAGGAATTTATGCAAGTGGAGACTCTAAAACTCAATATATTAAATTACAAGAAGAATCTGGAGAATTAGCCAAGGCTATTTTAAAAAATGATGATGATGAGTTTATTGATGCAATAGGGGATTGCGTTGTTGTACTTACAAATTTAGCAGCGCTAAAAGGATATAAAATAGAAGACTGCATTAATTCAGCTTATAATATTATTGCAAAAAGAACTGGGGAAATGATTAATGGGACTTTTGTTAAAGACGTATGATAACTATAAAAGGGCAAGTTCCAAGCAAATCGAACGGCTATAAGATTGGAAATAATAGGCTTTATAAATCATCTATTCTAAAAGAATATGAGAATAGCTTTTCTTTTCAGATTAAAAAGCATTTAAAACAACAATTTACAGAGCCATTTAGAATCTGGATAGAAGTTTATTTCCAGTCTAATCGTTCTGATTTAGATAATGCAGCAAAAGTTATTTTAGATTGTTTACAAACTTCTGGAATGATAGCGAATGACAGACTTTGTTCTGTACTGGTAATGAGAAAACATATTGATAAAGAAAATCCTAGAATCGAATTTGAAATAAATACATTATGAATTTTAACAACGATTTTAAATATGATTTACATTTTGGAATATTAGATGGTGAGACTTGGTTTCACGAAATTGTAACTGGTAAAAAAGTTGAAGTTAAAAGTGATAGAAAAACTATAGAAACAGGTAATGTATATATAGAATATTGGTCAAGAGGTAAGCCTAGTGGAATATCAACAAGTCAAGCGGACTTTTACGTTTATAAAGTTGGAGAAGACAAAGCTATTTTAATATCGACTATCCAACTAAAGCAAAGAATAAAACAATTAGTAGAAGAAGGCAAAGCTAGAATGAATGTAAAAGGAGGAGATAACAATACGAGTTTAGGAATTTTATGTAAACTAACAGATTTAATATGCTAACGACAAACGAAATTAAAGCCATTGAATGGATAAATGCTCAATTGCTTAAACCTAACAAGCAATTTATGCTAAAGGATGGTATTTATATAAATGACCTACACGGATGTCTTAAATCTCAAAAGGAACGTATTGTATTTGGTATTGACCCTTTAAAAAGATTAGCATTTTTAAGAGTGAGAGAAATTAAAGATTATCTAAACAATAAATATAAATGACACAGGAAGACAAAGATAAAGCGCTTACATATTTTACAATGTGTCAAGCGTTAATACACATTATTGAAGATGACTGGAGAGGAAACCCAGCTAATAAGCAAAGAGTAAAATCAATAACAAATCAGCAACTTGTAGAACTTGAAAAAGTAGTTGAGATTTTATTACCTAAAGGAGATTATAGTGAAGATGGAATGAGAGCAACAGAGCAATTTATAGATGCAGCGGAGGCAATGCTGCAATTTTATAAGATAGGTATTCAAATGTCTAGATTAGATGACACTAAAAAAGAAACATTAGGAACTCAATTGAGAATATTATTACAATCTTATAAAATAAATGCTTAAAAATTTTGTTTAATCATTTTTTTTCATTAAACTTTGCGAAACTAAAACGATATGAACTACGTAGAACCACACGAAAAACTAAGTTTAGTTAATCACCCAGAGCACTATCAAGGTAAAGGAATCGAAGTAATAGATATTATTGAAGCTTTCGATTTAAACTTCTCTTTAGGAAATTCAATTAAATATATTTTAAGAGCTGATAAAAAGGGAAATAAAAAGCAAGATTTAGAAAAAGCAATCTGGTATTTAAATAATGAGCTTAATAAATTCAAAGGATGAAACCAGACGAAAGAGCTAAATCCATTTTAAACAATGCTTTTTACTTTACTGGTAATAAGAGTCTAGCTAAAGAGTTATCGCTTTGGATATGCGAACTAATAGGGGAAACAAAGCCTAAGATTGACGATAAGATTTATTGGAAGTTAGTAGCAGAAAATATTTATCTACTTTAATGGAACACATCTACTCTCGTCACAAGCATTGGGTTGCAATGGTTAAAAAGTTTGGGGAGGTTAATTATGCAGAAGATGTAGTTCAAGAAGCATATATAAAAGTTTATGGAAAAGATATTAATGAGGCTTATTTTTATTATACGCTTAGAAGTCTTACGATGGACTTACATTCTAAAAAAGTTATTAAAGTAGAAGTAACTCAAGATATTGAATACAATTTAAAAGAAGATGAAAGTAATGAGTTAGCTGAAGAATTAGCTCAACCATATATAGAATTTATTGATACTTGGGATTGGTATGATAAAATGCTATTTATGACTTGGGTTAATAATAAAATCTCAATGAGAAAACTTTCACGAGAAACAGGAATAGCTTTTATGAGTGTTTATTATACAATCAAAAAATGTAAATTAAAATTAAAAGAATGGCAAGAAAATCAAAAACTGAATCAAATAGTGTAGAGCCTAAACAGGAAGCTACATTTAGTAACGCTCAAGGATTAGGTGATACTATCGAAGCGTTTACAACTGCAACTGGAATTAAGAAAGGTGTAGAACTTTTATCTAAAGCTTTAGATTGGGATTGTGGTTGTGATGAGCGTAAAGAAAAATTAAACAAATTATGGTCTTATCGTAAACCAAAATGTTTAACTGAAGAAGATTATGCTTATTTGCAGGAATTTTTCTCTAAGCCACAGAATGAGATTAGTCCACGAGTACAATGGGATTTAACAGATATCTACTACCGTATCTTTGATATAAGATTAGAATCTTCTAGCTGCTCTTCTTGTTGGAGAGATTACATTAGTCAAATAAGACAAGTTTATAACGTTCATACAGAAGAAAATGCCAGTTTATAAATGTGAAAATGGCAAGTGGAGAATTGGAAGCGGATTATGCCAGTATGATACTAAACAAAAAGCTGAAGAGGTATATGTAGCTATTATTTCTAGTGGTAGCCTTGCAGCTGAAGGAAATAAAGTATCATTCGATTTTGATGACACATTAAGCACTAAAAGAGGTCAAGACATAGCTAAAAGAGTTATAGCTAGTGGTAAGACTGTTTATATTGTAACTAGAAGACAAGAAAGCGCGAACAAAGCAGTTTATGAAGTTGCAGATAAGTTAGGTATTCCACATTCGAGAGTTTATTTTACTAATGGAGAATTAAAATGGAAAACTATTAAACGTTTAAATATTGAAACTCATTACGATAACAATCAAAACGAACTAGATAAGATTAAAGAAAATACAGATGCCAAGACAATAAATTTTTAATATGGAAAAGATAGATAGAAGAGGTGGAGCTAGAGAAGGAGCTGGTCGTAAATCTAAAGCTGAAGAACAATCTTTAGTTGAGAAGCTTACACCACTAGAGCCAAAGGCTTTTGCAGTTTTAGCACAAGCACTAGAAGACCATAAGGATTGGGCAGTAAAGTTATTCTTTCAATACCAGTACGGAATGCCTAAGCAAGTGGTAGACCAAAACAATACGCACACGATTAATGACTTTGATATAAAGGATATTGTCAAATTCAAGTGATAGAACTTAACAGTAAATACGTTCCGCTATTTGATAGTGATAGTAGGTACTTTGTTATAACAGGAGGAAGGGGTTCTGGTAAATCATTTGCTTTGAACTCCTTTCTTTTGCTTTTAACGTACGAAGTAGGTCACATCATACTATTTACTAGATATACTCTTACTTCAGCTCATATCTCAATTATTCCAGAGTTTGTAGAAAAGATTGAAATGGCTGGTCTAGAATCAGATTTTTATATTACTAAAGACGAGATAATTAATACTAGGACCAATTCAAAGATTTTATTTAGGGGTATTAAGACTTCTAGTGGAACACAAACAGCTAATTTAAAATCTTTACAAGGTGTAACGACTTGGATATTAGATGAAGCAGAAGAATTAACAGATGAGGATATATTTGACAAGATAGACTTCTCGATTCGTAATAGCCAAAGACAAAATAGGGTTATTCTTATTCTTAACCCAACTACAAAAGAACATTTTATTTATAATCGTTTCTTTGAAGAAAAAGGAGTACAAGAAGGCAACTCGCTTACAAATGGCGATACTACTTACATACATACCACCTACAAGGATAATATAGAATATCTTAGTGAATCATTCTTAAATCAAATTGAGGCGCTAGAGAAGAATAATAGGCGCAAATATGAGCACACTATTCTAGGTGGATGGCTAGATAAAGCAGAAGGTGTTGTATTTACTAACTGGAGTTATGGAGCATTTAACCCAGATAATTTACAAACTTCTTTTGGTCAAGACTTTGGATTTTCAATAGACCCAACAACATTAGTAGAAGTGGCTATTGATAAAACTAAACGCAAGATTTATATTAAAGAGCATCTTTATAAGCCAAAGCTTACAACAAGTGAAATAGCTCAAATTAACAAAAGAGTTTGTGCTAAATCTTTAATTGTAGCAGATAGTGCAGAACCAAGACTAATAGCAGAACTTTCATCTCAAGGATGTAATATAATTGCAACAGAAAAGGGAGCAGGCTCTATAACTGCTGGTATAGCTCTTATGCAAGACTATGAATTAATCATTGAATCTAATTCTCAAAACATTGGAAAAGAACTCAACAATTACATCTACTCAGATAAAAAATCTGGACTTGTGGTCGATAACTTTAACCACGCTATTGATGCCATACGTTATAACGTATTCTACCAGCTATCAAATCCGAACAATGGTAAATACTTTGTCTACTAATACAAAAAACAACAAATAACGTTTATATATTATGAAGCTAGAGCTAACAATTCCAACGCATCTAAAAGAAATTAAACTGGAACAATACCAGAAATTTTTAAAGATTGCTAAAGAAAATGAAGAGAGCGAATTTTTGCATCAAAAGATGGTGCAGATATTTTGTGGCATTGATTTAAAGGATGTTGCAACTATTAAGAGAAAGGATGTAGCAAGTATAACTGGTAATTTAAGTGTATTATTTAATACTAATCATAAGCTTGTAGAGCGTTTTAAAATGAATGGTATAGAGTTTGGATTTATTCCAAATTTAGATGATATGACACAAGGTGAATATGTTGACCTAGATACATATATTACCGATTGGGATGAGATGCATAAGGCTATGGCTGTTCTTTATAGACCAGTAAAAAGTAAGATAGGAGATAAATATACCATTGAAGATTATAAAGGTTCGGCTGCATATTCTGAAATAATGAAACAAGCTCCGTTAGATGTAGTTTTAGGTTCGGTGGTTTTTTTTTATCATTTAGGCAACGAATTATTGAAAAGTACGCTGACTTATTTGGAGGAGAGTCCGAAGATAATGGATACAGTGAACAAGCTCAATTTGGAAAAAGATGGGGATGGTACAGCTCTCTCTATGCTCTCACTCAAGGAGATGTTAGAAGATTTGATGAAATTTCAAAACTTAACGTTCATCAATGCCTAATGTTTTTGACATTTGAGAAACAAAAAAATAGTTTAGAATTAAAAATGATTAAAAGCCAAAAATAATGAACGGATATTATTATATCGTAAATACATTAAAGACTTACCTTAAAAATACAGGTATAATTAATACTGTTACAATTGGTGATATTTTTAAAGTAGATTTAAATAAACAAACTATTTACCCTTTATCTCATATAATCGTAAATAATGCAATTCTTTCAGAAACAACTACTTCTTTAAATGTTTCTATTTTATTAATGGATTTAGTAGATGAAAGTAAATTTTCTATCATTGATGTATGGGATGGCAATGATAATGAGCAAGATGTTTTAAATACTCAATTGACTTTAGGAACTAGACTTTCTAGTGACTTAATTAGAGGTTCATTATTTTCTAATTTAGTTCAAGTAACTAGCGCTCCAAATGCAGAACCGTTTACAGATAGATTTGAAAATAAAGTAGCTGGATGGACACTAACATTTGACGTTATTATTCCGAATGATATGACTATTTGCTAAATGGAACTTAAAACAGTTGATGAGCTAATTAAAAAGTACAGAAGCTATGTTATACAGCAGGCTAGAACAAATCTAACTAAAGGTGGTAAGAATGTTTCAAGTCAGCTTTATAATAGTCTTAAAAGCGAAGTTTTAAAAGAGAATAATTATTCTTTAATAAACTTCTCAATGGAATCTTATGGAGCTTATCAAGATTTAGGTGTTAAAGGTAAATCAAATAGTACAAAAGCTCCTAATAGTCCTTTTAAATTTGGTAGTGGAAAAGGATTAAAAGGAGGGTTAACTCAAGGAATTGATAAATGGGTAAGAGCAAAAGGAATACAATTTAGAGATAAAAAGAGTGGAAAGTTTTTGAGTTATCAATCTACTGCTTTTATTATTACTAGAAGTATTTATCAAACTGGAATAAGACCTAGTTTATTTTTTACAAAACCATATCAAAGAGCTAATGACATTTATTTAGGTTCAGAATTATTAAAAGCTTTTAAAGCTGATATAGATACGCTTGTTAGTTATAAATTAGAAATAAAAAAATGATAGTTTACGCACGTAGTCCTTACTTTATTGAGGTAAATGAAGCAAATCAATTAGGCTCAAAGATAGAGTTAAGGATTTGGAACAATCCAAATACAAGACCTACAGACCCTACATATTCATTTACTAAATCTATTGCTTCAACTACAAATAGAAAGAACGTTTATAATATAGCTCCTTATCTAAAAGGATATATTGAAACTATAAAGCCTAGTGATAATACAAATTCAATGATGGCTATATTTGAAGTTAAACGATTTAAAGAAGCTACATTAGGAAACTATACTTTATTAGATACAACTACAAATTATTCTACTTTAGGCTATACTAATTATACAGGTGGTTATAATCAAACAGGTTCAACTGATTCTATTTTACCGCTTGCAAATATTAATCTAGAATATTTCTACGAGGAAGGAATAGCGGAGGCTAATTATCCTTATATAAATGTATGGGCAAATAATGTTAGTCCAGATACTCTAACCGTTTCTTATAAAGATTTAAGAGGTAGAAATGAGGTAATAGTTACTATTCCTAGAGATGGAGCAAAGCTTTATAAAATACCTTTAAGAACTACTAGCATAAAATTTGATAAGGGTAATACTTGTACAATTTTAAATAAGCCTACAGGTGAATATACTGATACTATAGCTCAGATTTTAGTTACTCCAATTTGTGAGCCTAAATATATTCCAGTACAATGTCAGTTTATTAATCGTTATGGTGGATGGCAATTTCTAACATTTTTTAAAGCTCAAACAAATAGTATTCAAACTATTGGCACAACTTATAATTTATTACCAGATGCTGTAAACTATAATGCATCAAGAGCACAGAATAAAACTTTTAATATTAATGGTGGACAAAGTATTAAATTAAATACTGGATGGATACCAGAAAACTATAATGAACTTATTCAAGATTTATTATTAGCTGAAACAATTCTTTTAGATGGTTTGCCAGTTCAAATAAAAACTAATGCTACAGATTTAAAAACTAGCTTAAAAGATAGAAACATTAATTACGAAATTACGTTTGATTACGCTTTCTCACTTATTAACAATGTAGTTTAATGATTAACGTACTTTTATATATTTATGATGATTTAACTGGAGAGCCACAAAGAATAGAGCTTTTTGACGATGAAAAAATCAGCGTTACAAGTAATATTCAAAATGTAAATGACATATCTAAAGTTTTTACAGATTTTAGCCAGTCTTTTACTATTCCAGCAACTCCTTATAACAATCGTATTTTTAAACATTGGTATGAGAACTCTTTGGATAATGGTTTTGATGCTAGAAATAGAAGAAATGCCTATATAGAATTAGATTATTCACCATTTAGAAAAGGAAAAGTTCAATTAGAAAAGGCAGGTTTTAAAAATGGGCAAGTAGATAATTATCAAATTACTTTTTTTGGTTCTTTAGTATCTTTAAAAGATGCTTTTGGTGGTAAATTCTTGAAAGATTTAGATTTAAGTGCATATAATTTTACTTATACTGGTAATGTAGTTAAAAATAGAGTTATAGGTGGAGCAGGAAACGATGTAATGTTTCCATTAATCTCGTCTAAAAATGTATGGGGGTATGGTACTGGAAGTATTTATGATATTTCACAAACTGCAACTCCGATAAATTATAGCGATTTATTTCCTGCATTAAGAGTTAAACGTATATTTGATTCAATCGCATCTTTATTAGGTATAACTTTTGTAGGAGATTTCTTAAATGATGCCAGATTTACGAGAGCTTTTCTATGGTTAAAGAATAGTAATACTTTTGAACTAAAAACTACAGCTAATAAGCTTAATTTTCAAACTAATACTTCAACTACAGGCACTCAAGGAATATTTAACGTATATAGTGATACTCTAAACTATGTAAAGCCTTTAGCACCAGAATATTTAAGTCAATCACATATAACTATTACTTTCTCAGTACCTAGTGTAGGTCAAGATGCTCAAAAGTTTTACTTCTATGTTTATAAAGATGGGGCTATTATAAATACTCAAAGTTATTTAACGCAAAATTCACCGATGTATTTAGAAGTTCCTCTTTCAGAATCTGGAGCTTATACTTTCTATATTGCATCAATTGCAGCTATTTCTTTTACATCTGTTTATTATTATGAAACTGGAACTTTAATTTCTGGTACTTATACTAAGAAAACTGATTTAACAGTTACTCAAAATACTACACAGACTACAACTACAACAATGTCTGTTAGTGAGTATATGCCAGAGATGACAATAGAAGAGTTTTTTAGCGGAATACTTAAAATGTTTAATCTAACCTGTTATTCAGATACTCAAGGAGTTTTCAGAATTGAGCAGTTAGAAGGATGGTATTCTAATGGAACTGTAAGAGATATTACTCAATTTGTAATAAACGATGTTTATGAAATTGAGCGCAGTAAAATTTATAAAAAAGTAAACTTTAAATATCAACCAGCTGAATCATTTTTAAACGTAGACTTTATGTCTCGTTCTAAAGTTCCTTATGGTGATTTATACTATGAGTTAAACGATGACAATGAGGAATATACAATTGAACTTCCATTTGAAGTTTTATTAGGAACTAAATTTACGGGTACAAATTTACAGGTAGCTTATGCCTTACAACCTAGCTTTATTCCTTATATTCCAAAACCTGTTATACTTTATGATTATGGTACAACTCAAACTGTATCAGCTTATAAATTTAACGATGGTAGTTCTACAACTAGCCAAACTACAGCTAATATATTTGGACAAGATACTTCAATTAACTCTGTAGATTATACTCTTAATTTTGGAGCTGAACAATCTACTTATACTAATAATGTAGAGAATCAATCTTTATTTAATAATTACTATTCAAATTACTTTAGCAATATTTTTAGTATAAAGTCAAGAATATTTAAGTTAAAAGCTGTTTTACCAATTAGTCTTTTAACGAGTTTAAAAGTTAATGATAGAGTAATTATTAGAGATAAAAGATATACAATTAATCAATTTACGACTGATTTAACTACTGGTGAAGTACAATTTGAATTACTAACAGATTTTAGAACATTATGATGAAATTAATTTTAGATATGCTAGGTTCTTTAGACCATTATGGAAGAAGCGAAGAAATAGAAATAGCAAAAGGTAAAAATGAATTACCTAAAAGTTTTAAACAAGGATTTGAACAAATTAAAAGATTTATAAAATGGCAGAGCAAAAAGTAGTTGAATTAAAATTAATAGCTGATACTTCTGGTGCTAATAAATCTTTTAAAGATATTAAAGATAGAATTAGTGAAGCCAAACTAGAAGCTTCTGGTTTTAAAGATAAAATTCAAGAGGTTGGAAGTAATTCTAATGCTTTAGATGCAATTAAAAAAGGAGCTTTTGAATTAATTCCTGGATTAAAAGGAGCTACTGAAGCAAGTAGTGGATTATTAATAAAAATGTATGAGCTTGTAGCTAATCCTATTGGGTTAGTTATTACAGGTATCGTAGTTGCTTTAAAATTTCTTTATGAAGCTTTTCAATCTTCTATTGCAGGAGGTAAAGAGCTTAAAGCTATTTTTGCTGGATTAGATGGAGTTTTAACTCAAGCTAAAGATGCAGTTTTTGGTTTAGGTCGTGCATTTATTGATTTAGTAGCAGCAGGATATAAATTTATAACACTAGACTTTTCTGGTGCTATGGAGTCTTTTAATGATGCAACAAAAGAAGCTAAAACTTCAATGAAGCAATTAGGAGATGCTACATCAACTACATATAAAAGATTTTATGAACTAGAGAAAGCTCAACAAGCTAATGATAAGGCACGTAAAATAGCAGCTGTAGAGGAATCTAAGAATAATAAATTACTCGTTCAATCTCGTGATATATTAACAGATGAAACTGCATCAATTAGAGAAAAAAAGAAAGCCTTAGAAGAAGTAACTAAATCAGAAACTGCAACCGCAGCAGAACGAGTTAGAATTGCAAAACAAGATTTAAAAATTAATCAAGAAAAACAAAAAGTATTAGGAGGAGAAGCAGCAAAAAAATTAAAACAAGAAGAGAGAGATTTACAAGTAGCTTTAAATGATGCAGAGGCAGAGGGTGCTAGAAATGGTATAAAATTAAATCGTCAACGTAAATTATTAAATCGTCAGCAAAATGCAGATGCAAAAGAAGCTGAAGCCGAACGTGATAGAATAAAGAAAGAAGCAGATGCTGCATTAAAAGAAGCAGAAAAGGTTTTAATGGATAATGCTATTTCTTTAGCAGATGAAAGAGACAAAGAACTTTTAACCAGAGCAAATAAATATAATGAAGATGTAGCTAAATTAAAAAAAGCAGGTATTACCGATTTAACTGTATTAGAAGAATCTTATAAAAAAGATACACTTGCAATTAATAAAAAGTATGATGATGAATTAGAAAAGAAGAGAATTGAAAAGGCTCAAAAAGATTTTGCAGCATTACAATCAGAAACACAGGGTTTAATTGATGAATCTAATCGTCAGATTAAAAAGATTACAGATAAAGATTTAGAAAAAGCATCTAATGAAAAATTAACTTTTGAAGAAAGATATGCAGCAGTTGCAGAAAGAGAAGGTTTAGTAAATGAAATTATTTTTAAAAGTGAAGAAGAAAAAACTGCTTTTGAAAAACAAAATGCTGAAGCAAGAAAGAAAATTTCTAAAGATGAAAAAGATGCAAAGGAATCTCATTTAAAATCTTATTTAAATGCAGCTTCCGCAGTTGCAGATTTATTAGGTAAACAAACAGCTGAAGGTAAAGCTATTGCTATTGCAGTTTCATTAATATCTACTTATTCTGCTATTGCAAAACAATTAGAAGCATTTTCAGGGGTTCCAATTCCGGGTTATGCTATTGCTGAAGCTTTAGCAACTGGTATTGTTGGTTTTCAACAAGTTGCTGGAATTGCTGCTGTAGATATTCCCGGAGGTAGTGGAGCAGGTGGAGGCGCTAATTCAACTCCTAATGGAGGTAGTGCTCAAGCACCATCGTTTAATGTTGTTGGTAATACAAGTGCTACAGGAAATCAATTAGCTAAAACTTTAGGTGATAAAGCACCTTTAAAAGCTTACGTAGTTTCACAAGATATAACAACTCAACAAGCTTTAGATAGAAATATTGTTAAGACTTCTAGTCTTGGGTAATTTGAAAATGTAACAAAAAATAATATAAACGTTTATAGGCTATGAGAATTGTTGAATTAGTTATCGAGAAAGATTTAGACGGAATTGATGCGGTAAGCTTAGTTGATGCACCAGCAATCGAGGAGAATTTTATCGCTTTAAATAAAGAGTATAAAATAGAATTTGCAGAAGTTGATACAGAGAAGCGTATTCTTATGGGTGCAGCTCTTATTCCTAATAAGCAAATCTATCGTAAGAATGGTAAGGATGAGTTCTATGTATTCTTTAGTGAGGCTACAGTTAAGCAAGCTAGTGAGTTATTCTTAAAGAATGGTAATCAATCAAATGCAACTTTAGAACATAAAGCTAAATTTGATGGTGCAACTGTTGTAGAATCTTGGATTATTGACAATCCAGAAATGGATAAGTCTAAACAATATGGATTTAGCTTACCAAAAGGAACTTGGATGATTTCTATGAAAATAGAAGACGATAAAGTTTGGAAACAAGTTAAAGAAGGTGTTTATAAAGGATTTTCGATAGAAGGGTATTTTGCAGATAAGTTACAAATGAGTGAAGAGATTGCTTTAGAATCTTATTCAGATTATGGTAATGATATCAAAAACAATGCTAAAAGAGGTATTGAATTAAATAATAATAATGGTAATAAATGTGCTACACAAACTGGTAAAGTTCGTGCGCAACAATTAGCAAACGGAGAACCTATTTCTATAGAAACTATTAAGAGAATGTATTCTTATTTAAGTAGAGCAGAAACATATTATGATAATGCAAGGTCTCAAAATGATTGTGGTTATATTAGTTATTTGTTATGGGGCGGAAAATCTGCTTTAAGCTATTCAAGAAATAAATTAAAAGAGTTAAATCTTTTAACATTAGAAGAAGAAAAAGTAATAAATCAAATTATCCAAATTATAAAAGATGGCAAATAAAAAAACAAGTCCGGATGATGGGAAAAGAGCTTGTCTTTGTGAGGATAGTACATATTCAAGAGCTTGTTGTAAAGGAGAAGAAATTAATCAAGGTATTGGTGCTTTAGTTCAGCAATCTAGTTCAACGATTGTAAATAATAATGAAGCAAGAACGATTGTAAGAGTAAGTTAATTAATCAAATAAATAAAAATGGAATACAAGAACAAATTAAACAAGATTAAGGCTGTTCTTTCTATGGAGGTAAAACTCGCACAAATGAAGTTAGATGATGGTATTACTATTATCGAAGCTGAATCATTTGAGCCAGATTACTCAGTAGGAATCGTTACAGCAGATGGAATTGTACCAATGCCAGTAGGCGAGTACAAGCTTGAAGATGGTAACATCTTAGTTGTTGAAATGGAAGGTGTAATTTCTTCTATTGCTCCAGAAGCAGATGAGGAGGCAATGCCAGAAACAGCACATCCAGCAGCAGAAGCAGCAGCGCCAGCAGCGCAAGAAGTTGTTGCTCCTAAAATGAGCGAAGAGCCAAAAGCTAAACGTGTTGTTGAATCAGTTTCAAAAGAAACTTTCTTTGCTGAAATTGAGAAATTGCGTCAAGAGTTCTCTTCAATTAAAGAAGAAAACCTAGCTTTAAAAGCAGAAAATGAGGCTTTAAAAGTTGAAATGTCTTCTGTAGAAGAAGGTGCTCAACCTTTGGCACACAATCCAGAATCTGGAGTTGCTCCAAAACAATTTAGAATTAGTAAAAACAAGATTTCTTCTATCGAAGATTCAGTATTTAACAGAATTTTTTCAAAATAATTATTAAATAAATTTAAAAAATGGCTACTACTACAAGTATTACAACTACTTATGCTGGCGAGTATAAAAATCAAATTATCTCGGCAGCATTATTATCTTCTCCAACTATCGATGCAGGTGGTATCACGGTTAAGCCGGGTATCAAGTACAAAGAAGTTGTAAAGAAATTATCTACAGATGCAATCTTAAAAGATGCTTCTTGTGATTTTTCTGCAACTTCAACAGTTACTTTAACTGAAAGAGTTTTACAACCAGAAGAGTTCCAAGTAAACTTACAATTATGTAAGAAAGATTTTCACTCTGATTGGTTATCAGCACAGCAAGGATATTCAGCATTCGATGTATTGCCTACATCTTTTGCTGATTTCTTAGTAGCTCACGTAGCTGCTAAAGTTGCTGCAAAGAATGAGACTAACATTTGGACTGGTGTAACCGCTAATGCTGGTGAGTTCAATGGTTTTATGACTTTATTATTAACTGATGCTGGTTTACCTGCTGCTCAAGAAGTTGCTGGAACAACAGTTACTGCTTCTAACGTAATTGCTGAATTAGGCAAAATTGTTGATGCTATCCCTGCTGCTCTTTACGGAAAAGATGGTCTTTATCTTTATGTTTCTCAAAATATCGCTCGTGCTTATGTTCGTGCTTTAGGTGGTTTTGGTGCATCTGGATTGGGAGCTAATGGTTCTAATGCAATGGGAACTCAATGGTACAATAATGGTTCTCTTTCTTTTGATGGTGTTAAAATCTTTGTAGCAAATGGTTTAGCTAACAATACTGCTTTAGCTACAATCAAAGAAAACTTGTACTTCGGTACTGGTGTTCTTGCTGATATGGATTCATCTTCAGTAAAGGTTATTGATATGGCTGATGTTGATGGTTCTGAAAACGTTCGTGTTGTAATGCGCTTAACTGCTGGTGTTCAATACGGAACTGTTGAAGATATCGTTACTTATGGTATCACTAACACAGCTAACTAATTAGCTTTTATAGCACCTCGTTAATTCGGGGTGCTTATTTTTCAATCTTTTAAATTATTCAATATGCCTTGCGATATTTCTTTAGGGAGAATTGAGCCTTGTAAAACCAGTACCGGTGGTCTTAAAGCCGTGTACTTTGTAAACGATGGCAAAGCTACGGGATTTACTTATGATGCTACAAATACAGATGCTATTGCTTCTGTTACTGGTACGCCTACAGCTTATAAGTATGACTTAAAGGGAAATAGTTCTTTCGAGCAAACTATTAACTCTTCTCGTGAAAATGGTACTACATTTTTCGAGCAAACATTAAATTTAACATTAAAAAAATTGACTGTTGTAGACCACAAGCAAATCAAGCTTTTGTCTTACGGACGTCCTCAAGTTATTGTTGAAGATAATAATGGCAATTTATTTTATTGTGGATTAACTCACGGTATGGAAGTTTCTGGTGGAACTATCGTAACTGGAGCTGCACTAGGTGATTTAAGTGGTTACACTTTGACTTTAACTGGTCAAGAGCCTGTACCAGCTAACTTTTTATCTACAACTTTAACTGCTGCTGGATTTACTGTAACAGTTGGTTCATAATTAGTTTTGTTGTTTGAGGTTTGAGATTGGGTAGGCAGAAGTCCTACCCTTTTTCATTTAGAAACAAAAGATATTAAAAAGCGTTTATAGATTAATGATAGTTTTAAAAGAAATTGGTACGGCTCAAACGGTGCAATTTGTTCCAACTCGTAGAAATGCGGGCAATAGGCTATTTTTGACCAATGAAACAACTAATGTTACAACCGAGTATTCTATTACTTGTACTCAAGTTTCATACTATCTTACTTTCTCAAAGGTATTAGCTTTAAAAGAAGGACATTTTTATACGATGATAATTCAACAAGATGATGAATTAATCTATCGTGACAAGGTTTTTTGTACTAATCAAACAATCGGAACATATACGGTAAATAAAGACCAATATGTACAAAACGAACAAAACATAATTTTCTATGAGTAACGTTCACGTTTTTAATTTTGAATCGCATAAAGCTCCTCAATCTATAGAGTCTAAAAAAGATGCTTGGGTTAATTTTGGAGATGATAATGACTATTTTCAATATTTAATAAATCGCTATAATAACTCGACTACTAACAATTCAGTTATAAATTCGATTGTTAAATTAATATATGGTCGTGGTTTAGATGCTACAGATTCAAATAAGAAGCCGAATGAGTATGCTCAAATGAAGATGTTATTTAGACCAGATGTCTTAAAGTGCGTAATTACGGACTATAAGCTTTTAGGTCAAGGATATTTTCAAGTAATTTATAATAAGTCTAAAGATGCAATTTTAAGAGTAGAACACGCTCCAGCACAATTAATTAGAGCTGAAAAATGCAATGAAAAAGGTGAAATAACTGGATATTATTATTCTGATAACTGGGATGATGTTAAAAACTTTGTTCCTAAACGTATTGGTGCTTTTGGTTTTGGTGATAAAACATTAGAAATACTTGCTGTTCGTGATTATAGTGTAGGTCAAAAATACTATTCTAATGTAGATTATATTGGTGCTTTGCCTTATACTAAATTAGAAGAGGATATTGCAGACTATTTAATTAACGATGTACAAAATGGATTCTCTCCAACTTCAGTTATTAACTTTAATAATGGAGTTCCAGATGAGGAGAAGATGGCTATACAGGCAGCAGATGTTAAACGTAAATTAACAGGTGCAAGTGGTGCTAAAATTGTAGTTTCATTTAATAGCGATGAGACTAAAAAGACAACTATTGATAATGTTCCTTTAAATGATGCTCCAGCTCACTATACTTATTTAAGTGAAGAGTCTCGTGGTAAGATTTTATTAGGACATAGTGTAACAAGTGGTTTACTTTTTGGTATTCCATCTAGCAATGGATTTAGCTCTAATGCAGATGAATTGAAGAATGCTTCTATTTTGTTTGATAATATGACTATCAGACCAAAACAAGAAACAGTATTGAATGCTATTGATAAGATATTAGCCTTCAATCAAATTAGTTTAAATCTTTACTTTAAAACTTTACAACCATTAGAATTTATTGACCAAAATCCTGTAATGGATTCGGCTACAATGGAGGAAGAAACAGGAGTTAAATTATCAAAGCATTTAGATGAATTAAATCTTGAAGAATTTGGTGAAGAACTTGACCCTAATGAGTGGGAATTGATTGATAGTAGACAAGTATCATATGAAGATGAAGCTCGCTTAGATGCAGAATTAGAAGCATTAAATAACCAGGAAAAATCTTTGTTATCAAAAGCTTGGGAATTTGTAACAACTGGAGTAGCAAGACCAAATTTAGGAAGTTCTCAAGATGGTAAACTTTATGCTTCTCGTTATAGATATACAGGACAAACTACAGATAAGTCTAGAGAATTTTGCAAAAAAATGACTCAACTTAATAAATTATATCGTAAAGAGGATATTGAATTAATGAGTCAAAAAGCAAATACTAATCCGGGTTGGGGTCCGAATGGTGCAGATACTTATGACATCTTTTTATATAAAGGTGGTGGAGCTTGTCATCATTTTTGGACTAGAGAAACTTACAAGCGTTTTACAGACCCTAGAAAAAAAGGAGCACAAGAAATAACACCAGCACAAGCTCGTAAATCTGGTGAGATTTTGCCAACAAATAATATGTTAGTATATACGGCTCCTATTAATATGCCGAATAAAGGATTTTTACCAAAATAAGAAATGGCACAAGCATTATTTGTAAGTCGTGATGACATTGTTAAATTTACTGCAATTAGTGGTAATTTAG